AATGTTTTTTACACTTTTTACATTTCTTATTGTATTGCATATTTCCCAAAATTTGGCTTTGACAATATAGAATAAGTGGCATATCTAATAGCATCAATACAATGATTATTTTTATCGTCAGGAACATTTATAAGTTTTCCAGTCCTATCTTCTTTCCATTTGTAATTTCTAAACTCCTGTATTGTATTATTAGAGTCGGATGTAATATGTATTTTATATCTTTTAAGTAAGTCTATTCCGGCATTTATAGAATCACGCCCTTTTAAACTCGGAAATATATTATGTCCCATTCTTCGCAGTTCGGCAATTAGCCGTGGTTCTGCTGAGTCAAAATAAATAGGTTTTCTTCCTACATTGATTTCTTTAAATGTATTATTAATATCTAAAGTAGTCATCATAGTTCTATATAAATGTTCTTTAACGTATAAATTAAAGTCTTTTATATAAACGCTTACAAGCGTTGAGGGGTCATTTGAAAATCCTGCGTCTGCTCCGTAAGAAATAAATTTAGCATCCTCCGGAATTTGTTTAATCTCTACATATTTAAAGATAGTAGAAATACTCGTTGCTCTTTCTCCAAGTCCATAGATTTGCCAATACTGTTCATCAGTTTCTTTTAGTCTTTCAATCTCATGTTTAATAGATTCCTCCAAAAAAGGATTGTCTTTGTAAGTTGTTTTATGAAACTCACAATCTTCTCTTGTAATTACATTATCATAAATCCAATGGTATTCATCAGAAGGGTTGAAGTCAATTATGATTCTATCTTGTGTTCTAAAGATTAGCTGCTGCCAGTCTTCCCAAAGTAATTCATTAGCTTCATTAACGAACAATAGATTTCTTTTTCTTCCTCTAATCTTTTGGGATTGGTCAAGTGATGTAAATTCTACAAGATTACCATATAGATAGTATTCAGAACTACTCTTATTATGGAACTCTGGATTGTAAACATTATGTGATTTAAGTATTTCTAAAAAGTCTCTAAGTACAGTTGCTCTTAAACTTGGAAATGTTTTCCTGCAAATAGTAACTATCTTATTTGTATTTCTGGCACAGTAATTAAATATAATATAGATTAGTATGTTATAAGTTTTACCAGACCTTGTACCTCCTTGTTCAACAACTATCTTATGTTTAGTTTTGTCAAGATGGTTATAAACTATATTAGTTTGAATCTTCTTGTTGGTCAGCATCTTCTGTTTTATCTATTACTTCAATAATAAAATTAGTAGGAGCACCATCAGCACCTGTTATTTCTTGTCTTTCAATAAACCCTCTTTTTTTTCCTTTTGTTTTTAAATAGAATATTGTTGCTGCTGTTGAGTTTGCTCCAATCTGTTTATGCAATTGGCTTTCTGCAAAATCTAATGCAACATTCTGCAGGTCATCCACCTTTGACTTAAAATCTTTATCTTCATTATACCATTCATAGTATGTAGTTCTTCCAACTCCTGCATTCCTACAGGCTACAGTCACTATTCCTAAACTCTTTTCAAGAGCTTCAAGTAATACCTTTTTATGGTGTTCGGTTTTGTTCATTTTATTTTCTATTAGCTATATTAGTAAATGGTACATCTTCTGGGTATGCATCCCATTTTAAATTGTTTCTTTTCCCTTTAATTAAACAAGGACTTAAATATCTATAATTAATTTTATGATGCAATCTTCCACCATTTCTTGTTTGCTTCTCTGCTATTATGCAGGATGGAAATTGAATAGGTGTAACTAAAGACTTAGATAATAATTTAGTTTGATTATACACATCAGTAAGTCCACCTTTAGCTTTAGCTGATGCAGTTTGTTTCAATACAATACCAGAAGCAAGTGACCCTGTAAAATATCCTTCATTCATTATGTTTACAAATTCACTTGTGTCATTATCTAAAACACCTTTTCTTCCTTTGTTGATGTAAGGCATATTATAAAATGATGTATTCATTGTTTTCTTTCTTAATACTTTAGTATTAAATCTTGCAAACATATCACCAGTTTGAGACAATGCAAAACTACCAATATGATGTTTAATCATTAAATCTTTAACAGCTAAAAAAGTATTTACTACATCACTAAAATCTGCTAATCCATCATAAACTTGAAAAGGTCTTTTTTCAAATCCATTAGTGTCATCATCCATTACTAAAAAGAAATTAAGATTTAAACTTTTAGCAATATCATAAATCATATTTATACATTGACCTGTTGACCTTCTATGTTCATATGCTTTGTGTACATAATCATAATTATCTATTGAACTTTGCATATTAAAAATGTGTATTTTACATTTAAGTTTGTCCATTTCTGTTTTATATTCTTCTATGTCATCAGCAGCATCATCAAGAACTACATGAATCTTATTAGGATTATATCCATTTTTTATAAAATACTTTGCAGTTTTGACATTAGTTGGTCTATGGTATGAGGGAATAAATATATCAATCATTGTCATCAGTAAATTCAAATACATTTAAAATTCTTAATAAATCATCTTCAATAAATCCATCTATTCCATCATCTGTGATTACAAGTCTTAATCTTTCTATTACTTTTTGTTCTTCTTCTGTTGCATTGTGATGATAATAATTTGCTACACTTTCAAAATCTATTTTAATAAATCTATATGCAAACATTTTTAATATTTCTTTTTGTTTATCAGAAACATTTGAATTATTAATTACAGATACTTTAGCTTTATATTTAGTTAAGTCAATACAATCATTTAAATTTATATTAGGAACAGCTACAGGTTCATAATAAACAGGGTCATATTTTAAACCAGATAGTAATTCTGTATTTTTAATGGTTGGAACATCTAAACCCCAATCATTTAATTTATCAATCTCCCATGTGTTAGCTAATACATCCCAATCCCATTCACCAAATCCAACATTGTCTTTTATTATAAATTCATTCTCTTGTTCTTCTGTTAGATTATCAGCAACAACAATTGGTATTTCTTTTAAACCTGCATTGATACTTGCTTTAAGTCTCATGTTACCACCCAATACAATCATATCTTTATTAACTACTACTGGTCTAAGTTCTAACATCTCTGGGAATTGTCTTATACTTTTAACAAGTTTACTAAACTTATTGTCTTTAATAATTCTTGGATTGTTAGGATTAGATTTTATAGTATTGATATTTACTTTTTGTATCATATATATATAACGTATTAATTATCAGAATTAATTAAACCATAATTAGAACAAAGTGTACTCACTCTATTTAGTTCTTTAAGCAAACCTAATAATTCTCTTTCATTCAGATTTGTTCTATTTTGTGTTTTCTTATTTTGTGTATAGCTGCAGTTGTGAATTATNAATTGTGTTAAATTATTTCTATAGCTTACATAATANAAGTAATCATCAATCTTCACTTCTTTTTCTTGTGTTATATCTTATAGGAGAAACAACAGGTTTATCTTCTAAATCAATAGTATCTTTATTAATTATTTTTCCTTGTAAATCAATAACAGTATAATTATGTTTTACTAATAATTCAATTGCATCATTGATTGATTTTGCTTGTGTCCTGTAATGGTCAAAAATTTGGTTTTCAAAAGCATGAGGTGTATGTGACATATTTTTATTTTAATTTAGTTTTTATAAGTATTCCATTTCTTTTAACTCTTGGTTTTCTTTCTTCTTCAATAAACCTAAGTCTTTGTATTTTTCTAATAGCTTTTTGTTTATTATTAGGTTTGTCTTTTTTTAGTGGTTTAAATTGTCTCATTGTGTTCTTAATTTTAATAAGCTAAAACATTCTATATATTTCTCTCTTGCTTTGCTTTTATATTTTTCTTTAAATAATAAAAATAGTTTTTTAGTAAATTGATATTTAGTAAAACAATCTTTATAATATTTCTTAGCAAATGCTTTTCCTTTTCCATGAAAGTAATTCACATTGTCAGCAGTATCGCCAACTATACATTGTTCATAGAAATTATACAATGCTTCATATTCAGAAATATCTAATATCTTTTTTGTGTTTGGATGATAATTGTACATTATGCAAGGGAATTGTTTATAGTCTTTATCAATTGAAACTATCATAACTTCTTCCCTTCCAAATTCATCTGTCAATGTTTTCCAATATCTTGCAACCATGTCATCAGTTTCAATTCCAAAACCAAACTTACTATTGTATTGGTCTTTTACATACTGGTGCATAGGATGAAGTAAAGGTGGTAAAGTCTGCTTCTTTCTGTTTGCTTTATAGTTTTGTGTTATTAGTTTTCTAAAGTTTCCCTTGCATCCATTAAATGTAATTACTTTTTCAATGTCATAATGAACTTGCATATCATTTACAATCTTCATGTATTGTTCATCAAACTTAGCAACAGAATCTTTAATGTCTGTATAGAATGGATTGTCATTTTTATTATTTTTGCTTTTACAACAACTTGCAAAAACTAAACTGTCTGCATCAATTAATAGTATCATTTGTTTAAATTTATTTTAGATGCTTGATTTTCTTTTAATAAATAAACATCTTTCTTTATTCTTTTCTTTGTCCAAAGTGATGTATCAGGACAATATTTTTTAACAGGTTTAGGTAATTTAATTTTATTCAACCAGAATAAAAAGTTTCCTTTAGGGTCATTAACAAAATACAATTTTAATAATGTATCATCAAGTTTCATTAAATCTTCATATCTTTTTTTTTCTAATAACTTTTCTTCATAATATATATTTCTAAATTTCATTTCAATTACACATTTGTTTCCTTTATGTGTATAACCTATTGCATCATATATTTCTTTTTTATCTCCTGTCCATTCTAAATCCCATCCATCAAAGTTTAAAAACTTAATTAATGTTTTTTCAAATTGATGATGTCTTTTATTTTCCATTGTTCCAAATAATATTTAAATCTTTAATGTACTGATTTATTCTTTTAGGTGCACAGGTACAAGGTTCATGATATTCATGTTTGTAATATTGTGAGTGCAAGAGACATACCATTCTATATTCAATTCTGCTGATTGTGTCTGATTTTTGAACTCTAAATTGTTTCCATAATTTTCTATCATGACTATTAAATTTTACCATCTTTTAATTTTAATGTTATTCCAATCCTTTCTTCTTTCATCACATTTACAATTTGGATTTATCTTTTTCCAAACATATCTAATTCCAGTATATTTTGTAAAGTAATAAACTAAATCTCCTAATCTCATAATTTTAATTTTTTTACATTCCATTTTAAACCTAATCTATTCAAAACACTTTTTAAAGAATTGTCTGTAATAAGTTCATTCCAGTTTCCATTAATATAATATTTTTTTACAATACATTCAACTAAAGGAATATCTACTAAATCATTTTTAAAGTTATGAGTTACAAATAATACTATAGATTTATCTGTATGCCATGAATCACAAATTCTTTCTAATACTAATCTTTGACCAATTGGAATGTTATTATTAATTCTTTTTACTTCTATTAATACAAGAGCTTCATTATCAAATTCTAAAACAGCATCAATGTCTGTTGGATGAATTTTACCATTTTCTACACCAGTAAAATCTAAACCTTGTTTAGTTTGATTTGAATTTCTAATTAAACTTTTCATATTAAATTCTTCAATCTTTCTATTACTTTTCTATATGTGTTATAAAGTGAATGATATGGTATTTTAGATTTTCTTGATAGATTAGCAACAGAAGTTCCTTCATCTATTAATTCATATACTTTTTTATCATACCAATACATTCTATTTAATTCATCTGTTATTTTTTTATA